ATCATCAGCGAACGCGTCGGGATCGGCCGCCGTGCCCACGGTAAGGAGGTCGGTGCCGTCCGAGTTGAACGCGGTCTGCACGTCAACATAGACGTCGATAATCTTGGAATTGGCCGGAACATAGAATAGGACCTTGGCCGTGGTGTCCGTGTAGGCGACCGTGTTGGTCTGCATCAGCACGACCGAGCCGAGGGTGGGGGTTGCGCCTTCGCGCTGCGAGCCCGTGCGGAGCGGGCCGGAGAGGGTAGAAGTGCCCATGAGTCAGTACCTCTGGTATCTGTCTGCCGCCTAATTGCGGTCAGTCTCTGGTTCAATGGTATATTACAGGGAAGGATGTAGGGAAGTCAATAAAAAAGGGGGTAGATGGTGAGTCTACCCCCTTGGTAGTTAGGTGATGGGTCGCCCCATTTTACGCACCGGTCGAACCGTACACGCCGCGCCAGTTAGACCAACCGAAGCTGTAGCGCTCGCGGGCCTTGTAGCGGGCATTGCCAGTCTCAAAATCGCCTTCCATGCCGGTCTTGATCGGGGCACGGACGAACATCTTGAGGCCGTCCGGCGCATCGGTCTTGAGAACCCAAGCGTCGGGATCGGTGAAGCGGTGGTTGATGCTGAAGCCTTCCGGCAGCACGTTGCGGCTGACCAGAGCGTTGATATCGTTGTCCGTGGTACCAACGCGGCCCGTGGACTTGAACAAACGCTCGGCTACATACGCAAGCTGACGCGGAATCAGGAGACTGCGCACCATGATGGCCTGCGGGATGCCGCGATCATCGACGAAGCCCTCGACCGCAATGGTCGCATCCTCCATCGAAGTTTCGGACAGGTCCGCATCCGTGGTTGGCTTATTGGCCAAGCTGCCGCCGTCCCGCAGGGGATGGTCGGTGGCCATAAGAGCCTTGCCGTCACCGCCCAGGAACGAAGACGAGAAGCCATTGTTGATGACGTTCGCGGCTTTGACCTGTTTGGTGTGCGCCATGGAGCGCGCCAGAGCGCGAGTCAGGCGGGTCGACAACTTGTCGTAGAGGTTGTCTTCCACGGCTTCCTCGGTGATGGCGAACGCCAGAGCGATCGTCTCATGGCTGTAACGGGCCAGCCAACCTTCAGTCGCACTGTCGTACTGGACTCCAGCGCCTTCCCGCTTAACGGGCGCGGCACCAAAGCCGGTGAACAGCAGTTCCTCTTCGAACGCCCGGTCAGAATTCTCTACAGAGAAAATTGCCAGATGTTCGTTTTCATAGCCCTTCGAAGCGGTGTCGAAGATCTTGTTCAGACCCGGCTCCAACTCACGAAGGATTTGATTGCGATTAACGAGTGTCATTCTATATTACTCCTTAGATACCGTCGGTGCCGCGATAGATGTGTTCGTTGATGACCACAAGAGCCTTGGCAAACTCGCCAATCTCGTTGTCGGCGCGCTCAACAAAACCGATCTGCCGAAGCTGTCCAGACGCAGTAAGTCCCGTGCTGGTGTCGATTTCCTCGCGGGAAACCTGAAACACGGTGCTACCGGCCGTGGCGACGATATCATAGCAGAGGCCAACATCGGCAGCGGCGGGCGTGGCCGAGTCGCTGTCGTGCTGAATCTCATAGATGATATTCGGATCGCTATAGACGAAAGCCTTGATTTCCGACGCAGACTGCGCTGCGGGCCAATGCTTACTGAACACGTACTCGCCGTTGTCAGTTTTGTACTGAACGCCATAGAATACGCCCAACAGTTCATCGCCAGCCGCAGCACGCGCAATAACGCCCGTGTCCAAAAGCTTGACGAAATCGCCCGAATAAGTCGCAGTGGCATAGTCATCTGCGAAAGCGAACGGCTCCATCGCCGGACGCACGAGGCCGCCCGTCAGATGGCCGACGGGACGCGCACCAGACGGTGTGTCACGATTTGCCATGGTACTTCCTTCTCCTGTTCGGGCGACCCAAGTTTAGTCTTGGAAATCGGCCCGTCCTTTAGTTAACGTTGACTTTGACTCATCAGAAATCGGCATGGCCGAATTCTGGTTTTCCATAAGTTCCTGCTGCGTCGAGCGCTGCATGGCCTTCGTACGATCTTCATAGTACTTGGCACGCTGCTCCTTGACTTCGTTCGGAACCTTCATGAGGATCAAATCGCCACTGCGAATGACGCCCGCATGCTTACCTGTTTCCAAGGTACCGTAATTGCCCTTATCCTTTTCGGACAGATCCGTGGCCTTGACGGGCTCATAGAACTGCCGGATGCGGTCAATGACGTTGTCATCTTCCTGGTCACCTCGAAGCTGGCAGCGCACCCAACGATAGGAATAACCTTCGGGGGCGGGCGGCGTGTAAAGCTTTGAAGGCGGTGTCCATACTTTCTTCCGCGATTGCGAGTCACGAGTTTCGCGAGTGGTCTGTTCTGTAGCTGGCATTAACGTTCTCCACGTTCCCGTTGAAGTTTCTGTTTCTCTAGCGCATAATCTTTGAGCGATACACCGATCCGTTGGCACAGGTCCACCTCTGATTTGGTGAGCCGTACTTGGTTCTTTGTGGTCGCCACCGGAGTGCGCGGGGCTCCGGCTACGGGAGTTTTGGAGTTTGCCTCTGGCTTCGAACCTCTGGTAAATTTGTGGGGAAACTCCTTCCTAATGCGAACATCGAGTTCGTTATAGTAAGCTTCCCGGCCAAAATTAGGATCTTCACTCCACGGATTAAATCCTTCTGATCCAATGAGTTGCCGATGCACTGCTTCCAGCGCGCCCAGCATTACACTGTTGTGATCGTCAGAATTTGGATCGGCCCACGTATTTTCATCTAGCCACTTGCGAGCCCGCGCCTGATCCCGGCGAAGCATGTCAGGATTGACATTATCGGCGGGGGTCGGCTTCTCTTCGGCAGGCTTGGCAGCCTTTGCCTTGCGAACGGCGAATGAACGCTCAAAGTCCTCAAGTCGCCCGATCTTGGCCTTGGCAGAGGTCATCTGCTCCATAGCGTCGAGAGCGGCTTTGCGGTTCCCATCGTCATCAGCTTTGAGCCACGCCACTTTGGCGGCCTCTAGCTCCGACTGCGCTTGGGCTTTCTGCGATACTAGGTTCTGCTCCTGGCCAGTGATGTTGGCGGTCTGAAGTTCCGCGATTTTAGATTCGCGTTCCTTAAGTGCCTGTTCAGCTTGGCTAAGTCGCTGTTCCAGAGTGGACGCAGCACGCGCCTTGCGGGCGAGCGTCTGAATACGTTTTTGGGTTTTTGCTTTGAGGTGTTGCTTTTCCTCAGGAGTGAGAGTTCCAGAATCCTCTACGTCATCGTCGTCATCCTCGGCAGTAGCCGATTCGACTGTTTTAGACGGTTTTTCAGGGGTTTCTGCCTTCTCGGCAACAATGATCGACGGTGTCTCGACCTTTTCGGGAGTCTCTGACCCCCCACCTTCAGGGCTGTCCAAATCGACAATGAAATCGTCGTCGGATTCCTGAGTTGCCGTTTCAGCAGTCGGCTTCTGCTCTGTAATGGTCACAGGGTGCGATTCCTATGTTAACGCTTCGACAAGTGGAATCTAACACATACCATATGTGGTGTCAAGTTTTTGAGGGTACATATTGGGGGTTCATGAGGGGGGTTGGCACGAAGGTTAGGCTTTTTTGATGACGGCGACGATTTCATCGTCATTGAGGATGACTAGGCGCACGCCCTCGGATTCGAGCTTGATGCCCGCGTATTTACCGAAAAGGACGCTGTCGCCCACCTTGGCCCAAGGCTGGCCCAGCATTTCAGGCTTGTCCCATGCGAGCGGGCCGATGGCCAAGATGCGGCCGGTGTTGACCACCATCTTGTCCTTCTCGACCTTGTCGATGGGAATGAGGATATTGCCTACTTTGGCCAAGGGCGCGTCGGGCCGAATGAGGACGCGCCAGCCACAGGGCATGGGCGGGTTCTTGGGGTCGGCCTTGTCGAGTTCAGAGAACCAGTCGTCAGTCGTTGTCGTCGTCATGTTCGATTTTCCTTGCTGCGGTTTTGAGGATGCTTGCGGCCAACTCTAGACCAACCAACACCCCCGTCTGAAACTTGTAGTCTTCTATTGTGAGCTTGCCGGTGAGGACATTGTCACGATACATCCTGGCCTCTTCCTTGAACAGGTTGAGCGCCGACGTGACTAGTTTATCCAGCGTGGCAAATGGCACTTGCATTAGTTGGTCCCTTGCGATTTTCTGGTTGTCTTGATTTTTGTCTCATTGCTCTCACGGGCAATTTTGAGATCCTTCTTGATTGTCTCGTACAGCTTCTTGAGTTCGACAGTCTGCTCTTCGTAGAACTGGCGATCCTTGGTATCAATGTCGTACTTCTTGAGTTGGTTCTCGGCATCGCGCAGTTTAAGCTCGGCCATCTGAAGCATGACAGCGGGATCTGACATCATGGAATCCTGCATCTGCTCTTGCTTGATGCTGTGCATGGCTTGAGCCGCAATGCGCGCGATTTCGTTTTCCTGCTCTGGCGGAGGCGGCGGTTGATTGGGCGCGGGCTGGGGCAGGGGACGGCCAACCATGCGCTCAATGTCGACGCGCATCTTCTGCGCCAGATGCTCTTGAATGTGGGCCATGGTAGCCTGGATCACAGAGGGATTCTGGCTATACATGGGGTTGTTGACCAGGGCCAAGTGGACTTGCACGTGACTGTCGTGGTCTTGGTAGGGCGCACTCATGACGGGAATGTTGGTCAAGATCCACTGGTTCTCAGTAAGTGGGTCGGCCGCTTTGGCTTGCGCGGGCGGCGGCGCCATGTACTTGTCGGGATCTTCTGCGCCTAGACTTTCGTGGAGGTCGTGGAGGACGTTCCGCATATTGTGATATTGCGGGAACTGAGACGCAATGGACAGGGTAGCATTAGCCTTTGCCACACGGTGGGCTGCCGTGGGTACGCGTGGATCAGTAACGGGCACGATATCAACACGGCCATCAAAGTCCTGCTTGAAGATTTTGCGGTCGCCGCCAACCACGTCGTAAGGATATTCATCGGGCAAACTCTCTGCATTGATTTCGCTCAGGATCGCAAGTTCGGCTTTTTGGCTCTTGAAGAGGCGTTCATGAATGCCTGAGAACAGGCGGCCGGAGGCCTCTAGCAGTGCGAGGGTGGTACCCACCGGACCATAGTTGCTGCTGTCGCTGACCACCTGTTCCGTGGAATCCGCGAATTTCTGCGCGGCCTGCACCATGAATTCGAGCAAATTGTAGAGAGTGGTGCTGGGTTCTCTGTAGGGAAGGGGCAAGAAGGCCTTGCTCAGATCGTAGCCGGGCGCATTGGCATCGCGCCATTCACCGGGCTGTAGCGGCGCATTGTCGCCCACCACACGAAGGCCTGTGGCCTTGAAGCCTGCGGGAAGTGACGCGAACGAACCGGCGTCGATCAACTGGCGCAAGCTGACGGTGGCAGTCTTGGACAGACCGCCGATCAGGTGCACATAGCCGTAGCCGAAGAAGCCGAAACCGGGAATGAACGGCCACGCCGTGAACCACAGACGCTTCTCGCGCCGTTCATCGGCCTCGCGCCAGTTGCGCCGGATGGCCAGCACGTTGCCAGAACTGACGTCGACTGTGACGATGTAAGGCAATTCGAGGCCCGCTTCAACCTCTTCCTCAGTGCGATCATCGACGTTGGGCTCGTCGAGGGCTAGGTAGGTGTGGATTTCGTACAGGGTGACGTGATCTTTGTCGTCCTCGGCGCCCTTCTTGCGCCCTTCGATCGCGTCGGCCTCTTCCTTGATCTTGTCGGTTTCGTCAGTTTCGTCGACGTCCGTCTTGCGATAGAAGCCGTTCAGTTGGTACTGGCGAAGCTCATTGATGTGCAGAGTGATGACTTCAGTGTAGCGATAGGCGCTCTGAAGATCGGTGGCATTGTAGTCGATGATGAACTTCTGCGGCGCAACCATGTGGCTGCACGGCCGCTTGCTCAAACTATCGAAGTAAGTTTTCGTGATGCCGAGGCCAGAGAACGCCTGATGAAAGAGCATACGGTCATGCTCGGGCTCGTACTCAGGCATCAAAGTCTGAATCTGGAAATTCATGAATTCTTTGACGCGCTGAGCTTGTGCTTCCTTCTCTGGTGTCGCCCGGCCGAGGATCTGCGCGCGCACGGGCCCGGTGCCCGGCAAAAGCTGGGATCGCGCCTTGGCTTGGTATTTGACGATGCTTTCCGCGAGAACGGGATGGGTCGCCGTGCAACCCCCCTCGAAGGCGGCTTCTGTTGCGGACGTGGGCTTGAACCCGAGAAGCTTCATGCCTTCTACGTAGATATCTTCCCAATCTTTGAGAGTATCTTTGTCGGCCTTGACCAGATCGACTAATTCTTTGCCGATGATTTCGAGGTCTTCCTCGGCCATGAACTCGGCCAAGTTATCGTAGAACTCGGCCGGACCTTCCGCGCCCTGTGACTGCGGATCGAAGTCCACCACGGCGCCGCCGTCCTCAAGCATGGAGGCCTCACCATTGATGCCAGACTCGCGCTCGTCGAACGCGTCGGCGTCTTGGGGCTCCAAGTCCACCATGGTATCGAGAGGCGGATCTGCCGGATCGAAGGTGCTTTCACCTTTGGGAGTTCTGAAATCTATACGTTCAAATGCCATGGTCGTTCTTTCACAAGATCGCAGAGTCTAGCATATTACCAGTAGCCCTGTCTAGCTTTTTTACGTGGCGCATCTTCGTCAAAGGGACGAATGTCCTTCGGATGGTGGATGAAGAGGCCATCGCGCACCCACAGGATCGCTTGGGTGGTGGCATCTACCACGTCATCATTTTTGCCACGCGGAAAGCTGGAACATTCGTTCATAAGGTCATGTTGCCAACCAGTTTTCGTGGTCTTGGGCAACCAAACGCGGCTGGAATTTAGAATGGGCGTGCAAGCGTGGGCGCGGCTCTCTTTGTCGCCGTCCGGATTGTAGGGAAATACGGGGAGGCCCGCCTTTTGTAGTTCTTGGATGAGGCTTTGGCCGGATGCCTTCTTTTCCACCAAGATCACGTCCGTTTCGCCGTACTGTTTCCACGCGGCCATCGTGCGCGCGCGAAGTTCGGAGAAATCCCACCGGCCTTTGGTCATGCCGAGGCAGATCAAGCAATTTTCAGGCTTCTCTTCGTCATTCACGGGCGGCTGAAATACGCCCCAAGCCGTGATCACGGAGAAGTCGGCGCTATTTTTGGTGGAGAAGGCCGTGTCCAGGCTCAGGAATGTGTAGGAGCAGCGCGGTGGCTTGGGCTGATCCCAGAATTTCCACCAATCGCGCTTCAAAATGTTGCCTTCTTGGTTGACCGGGCGCTGCATGTAGAGCGCCTGCCACTGGTAGTCGGGCATGGAGCGCTTTTTCTTCTCAAGCTCGTCAATGGGCCAGCCCGCAAGCTCGCTTTCCTCGGGCGCATTCTTCGGAACGGGCCAAAATGACGTGCCCTGCGGATATCCCAGCAATTTGGAGCCTGCTTCGTCCAAAATGGCGGGAATACTGAGGACTTTCCACTCGTCGCCCGTCTCTTCGCCCATGCGCTGGCAATATCCGGCCAAATCGTCGTCGTGCCACCGGGTCATCAGCAGGATGGTCGGGGCTCGGGGCATCAAACGCGAGGTGAAGCCGCCCGGAAACCAAGTGATGACATGCTCGCGGGCCGCTTTGCTCCATGCGTCCTGCTCGTTTAGGGGGTCATCGATGATTCCTAAGTGCGCGCCCTTGCCCGCGATGCCGCCTTTGATGGAGCCAGCGTTGTATTCGCCGCCCTTGGTGGTATTCCAGCGCTCCGAGGCGCGCGAATCGGCTGAAACGTCGACACCGGGGAAGATAGACTGGAATTCCGGGCTCTGCACAGTGTTACGGCAGAAGCGCCCGAACTTTTGAGTGAGGTCACTGGAGTAGGTGACCGCCAAAACTTGGTGGTTGGGGTGCTTACCGATGTACCAAGGTGGGAAATATTGCGAAATCATGAAGGATTTTGAGGCACGGGGCGGCATGAAGACCATGAGATTGGGGATTTCGCCCGCCTCGACCGCCTCTAGATGCTCTGCAATCACCTCATGGTGGCGGCTTTGCGTGAAGGAGGGGTGTATGTACTTGATAAACGGCAAAAAGCGCCGGTTCGCTTCGATGCGGGCGCGCTGATCAAGCTTCTCCAGCAGGAGCCTCTGGTTTGAGGCGTCCAAATTGTGGAGGGCTTGGGAAATTTGATCTTGACTTATGCTCATTTTTATGCTAATGTACTTCCAGTATCCGCACTAATTTGCAGGGAAGGTGATTAGTGGGGTTACTTAGAACGAGCGCGCCGAGGTTTTGCCTTTGCGCGCTTTTTCTTTTCGCCCGGCGCCACGCCGGCATCGGCAACCACAATGGGCCCGCCCGTAAAGGGGTCAAGTTCGGAGGCGATGCCCACGGCTTGGCCCGCAGTGGCCCCGGCAAGCATGGCAGCCATGG